ATGGGCGGTGGCGGCTTTAGCTCTGGAGATTTCGCAAACCTAGCTGCTAGCCATATCGATAGTGCAAAAGGAAACGTGTTCTCTGATTCTCCATCACTGCACCAGTATGTGAATACAGTTCAGACATCTCCTGTAGAATTCTCATTTGGGAAGCTCCATAAGTTTGCCCGTGGCGGAATATTTGCAGAAGAAGCACCTGAAGCAGTTATGCCACTGTCTAGGGATAAAAGTGGGAGGCTAGGGGTCATGGCACAGAACCCTGCTCAATCTAATGTTATTAACATTACTGTAAATGGAGCAAATAATGCTCCAGATGTCAGAAGGTCTATTGGCCAAGCCAGTAGAGAATTGATTAATGTACTGGGCGCGTCTAAGCGATATAATTGACATGACATCATTATTTTTAGAAGAAAGATTGCCTGTTGGTGTTAGAATGGGGTCGAGTCATGCTGACAGATATGATGTAGCAATCACTAAAACATCTGGTGGGGGCGAGTACAGAAAACTTGTACATCCTTTTCCTATTAGATCGTTTTCCATAAATTATACAATGCTGCAAGCAGACATAGCTCTAAAAGTACACGGGTTATACAATAGGGCATTTGGGATGTTATACGGGTTTAGAGTAAAGTGCGTAGATGACTTTACTACAGCCAATGACGGTATTTCAGCACCAACAGCATTCGACAGTAGTGCCATTTATACGGGCACTTATGGAAGATACCAGTTGAGGAAATTTTATGGGTTAGCTGGTGCTGCCCCCAGTATAGGTTACGCTACCCGCATAATAAGAAAACCAGTATCAGGTACTGTTCTTACAGCTATAGGTGGAAAACAGGTAGGGAATATAACTAATACCACCACAGGGACGGTTGATCTTGTACTTGGCAATGATACTGGAAATATAACTAATATTACCAAGGCAGCTAACGCAGTAGTTACTATCGGTGCGCATGCGTTTAGGGTTGGATTTCCTGTAGTATTTAAGAACGTTGGTGGAATGTTGCAGATAAACGGGCTTCGGGGAATTGTAGTGTCTAAAACTGCCACCACCATAACTGTGGATATAAACACTGCGAGCTTTGGAACCTATACATCAGGTGGTGAGGTCACTGAGTTAGCTCAACCTGACGAGGTAGTGACTGCTGGATGTCAGTTTGACATTCCCTGTCGGTTTAATTCGCAGTTGGAGTCTATTAGTTTGAGCAAGGATTTGAGGGATTGCAACACAATCGAATTGATGGAGTTACTAAATCCATGAAGCCTGCAGTTGCGGACTACCAATTTAGAATATTGTGCATGAGAATTGTGCCTGTAGTTGGTGACACTATATATCTAGTAGATCATCCAACTGATATAACAATGAACGGGCATGTATATTTGTCTACTTCTGGTTATGAATTTACAGGGTATTCGGCAACTGCTGGATTCTCACCAGCCACTATAGATTTGGAGGGTATTGCTGGAGCTTCCGGAATTACGAGGTTGGCGGTTAGTAACGGTGCATTTGATGGAGCAAGGTGTTATGTATTTGCAACTTCATGGAAAAATCCAGTAGAGGACAACGAACCAATTACATCTGGAATTTTTGGCAAAGCAGTACTTTTAGATGACAGATACCAAATCAATGGGGCTGCACTTGTTGATGTATTGGGTCAGTCAATTGGTATGACTTATGGCTCATTATGCCCTAAGACTTTTGGTAGTCAGGGTTTTGCAGGATGCAAGGTTTCTTTAGCGTCTAACACAGTTACTGGCACATTGACTAGCGTCACCAGTGCTAAGGTGTTCAGAGATTCCAATAGACTTGAACCAGCAGATACATTTGGAGCCGGTACTGTACAATTTACCTCTGGTAATAATGCGGGCCTTAAACCACACGAGATTAAGTTTCACGATGCTACAGGTGAGGTTGAGACTTATGAGTCGTTTCCGTATTTGCCTGAAGTTGGCGACAGCTATACGATGATACGCGGCTGTAGGAAGAGACTACAGGACTGTAAGAACCGTCTCGGAGGGTCTAACGTTGTTAATTTTGGTGGATTTAGCTATATTCCTAACGGTAGCGTTTACGCGCAGGTAGGCCAAGGTGGTTAATAGTATTATAGCTGCAGGTAGGGAGTGCCTAGGTACTCCGTTCAAACACCAAGGAAGAACCGTAGGTGTGGGCCTTGACTGTGCTGGTGTGTTGGTTCATGTAGCTAATAGACTTGGCATTCCACATACTGATGTAATTGGTTACGGGAGGGTTCCGGCTAAATTACAATTAAAACAGGTATTGGACAATCAACAATCGTTGAAGAGAGTTGGCGCAGAAGACAAAAAAGCAGGGGATATACTTCTCATGACTTTTGTGAAAGAACCACAACATATTGCAATATACACAGGTGACACAGTCATTCATGCATATGAACAGGCAGGGAAATGCTGTGAGCACAGACTTTGTAAGTTGTGGGAGTCACGCATACTGTGTGTATATAGGTTTGAGGGTGTGTAAATGAGCACTGGTCAGATTATTGGTGGGGTAGTTGGTGCTGCTGCCGGTGCACTTATACCAGGAGTTGGTGTTGCGATTGGTGCCCAGGTAGGACTAATGCTAGGTGGATTTCTTGATCCACCAAAAGGTCCGACTATACAAGGCCCGCGCCTGGAAGACCTGACAGTACAGAGTAGTACATATGGAACTGTGATTCCTCGTGTTTACGGTACTATTGGTGTAAATGGAAACATCTTCTGGTTAGAAGGTAACAAACTTAAAGAGACTGTTACAAAGAAGAAATCGGGTGGTAAGGGCGGCGGCTCAAAGACCACGACAAAAACTTATAACTATAGTGCAACATTTGCTGTTGGCCTGTGTCAGGGGCCAATAATGGGTATTAAGAGAATATGGATTGGCCCGGATCTCTTTTATAATGCGGAGTCAGACGACTTTGCTACCGTAGTTGCCAGTAATCAGGCAGCTACAGAGTTTGCTATCTACTATGGAACAGAAGATCAACTGCCAGACCCACGTATTCAGGCTGATGTTGAGGTCGATAATGCACCAGCTTACAGGGGTATAGCTTATATTGTTTTTTACGACCTACAGTTGGCCAGGTATGGTAATAGCCTAGTTGGGGCACAAGTAAAAGTAGAAGTTGTTAAAAATGGCACAGATGTAAATTGGGCCTATACAGTAAGGAACATGCCGACTACCAGGCCATGGAAGGATCAAGCGTGGAACGGGGCTTTATTCTGTGCTGTGGCTTTTGGCTCCGATAAGGTGGCTACTTCCCCAGACGGGGTGACATGGACAGAGTATCCATTACCGTACAGTAACTCTACTGTAATTCCTTGTATAGCTACCGATGGTAAAGTGTTCGTTACCAATAATTACAGGAGCGGTAACAGTTATTTATTGTCTTCAGAAGATGGGATAGTCTGGATAGAAAGACAGGTATGCACCTCCGCGCCAACAAGGATAATCTACGCAGCCGGTATCTTTTTAGTCGTTACAGAGGGTGTAAATTGGTACGTCTCAGAAGACGGAGCAGTGTGGGATACAGAAGCATCTCCTGGGCCTACTTTTGGAGTAGCCTGGAATTACTTTAAGCGCACTGTGGCTTATAACGGGGAGTGCTTCGTAGCAATAGGAGTATACGAAGCAAAGGTGCTTAGATCAACAAGCGGTAGAGAGGGGACATGGGAGCACGTAGCCACACTTACACCTGGGTTGGGTCAGCATGAGATAGCTACTAAGGGGCTAAGGTTTTGCTTAACTACTAACAACGGACAGAGAACATGGACTTCTGACGACGGCATTACCTGGGATTACCACACCAATGCAACAAGTCCCCTAAGTGTCAATTCAATAACATCTGGGTATGGTGTATTTATAACTACCAACCAGTTTGGATACGACATATCTGAAGACGGGATCAATTGGACACACTATCCAGTATTGAATGGCACAACATACGAGGCAGTAACATGGAACGGTGCGTGGTTCTCAATTTTGACTGACAACTCTGGCATGAGGGCTATCACAGTAAAGCCTCACGAGTTATTAGATGATGGAGTCGCTCTATCTCAGGTAATATCTGAAGAGTGTATGCAATCTGGACTGTTAGCCCCATCTGACATTAATGCCTCTGCTCTGTCTTCTGTGGTTAGAGGGTACAGAATTGGTAGTCTAGGGGCTATTAGGGCTGCTATTGAACCATTGCAGGCGGCGTGGCCCTTTGATGTAGTACAACGTGGCTATGCTATTCACTTCATATCCAGAGGCGGGGCATCGGTAGCAGATATACCAGATGTTGATTTAGGGGCACAGACTGTTGGTAATGTGCGATCTGTATCGGACACTCCAATAAAACTATCCATAAGCAGGGAGATAGATTCTCAACTCCCCAGACGTGTAAGAATAAAGTATCTTGATAGAGTCAGAGAATATGACTTTAGTGAGCAGTATGCTGAAAGACTTTCGACAGATGCTGTTAATTTACTTTCTCTAGATTTAACAATTGTAATGACAGCAACGGAGGCTGCACAAAAAGCAGAGGTGTTACTCTATCTTTACTGGATGGAAAGATATGACGCATCCTTTACATTACCCCCAACTTATCTACATTTAGAGCCGGCTGATGTAGTGACTGTAGAAACGCCAGAGTCTAATATAAAATTAAGATTAACTTCTGTTAATTACACTTCAGATGATCTTGTTGAGTGTAAAGCCAAGTACGCTGACTCGGCTATTTATACCTCCACTGCTGTGGGTGAAGAACCAACAACTACTGGTGTTACTGTAGTACAGCCAACTACATGGTCCGCATATGTTTTACTAGATATACCAACTATATTTAGTTCGCAACCCACTTATAGTTTTGGTGTTGCAATGTACGGAGGCAATAGTGGGTGGGGTGGTGGTGTATTGATGCAATCAAAGGATGACGGTACATCGTGGGCAAGTGTTGCGGAATCTGCAGCACCTGGGGCTACTACAGGGATATGTAGCAATAGTATTGGCGTGGCAGAGTCTCGTTTAATCGATAACTCTAGTATTCTAGATGTAACCCTGCGAACTGGGGAACTGTTCAGCGTAACTGAACTAGCCATGTTGAATGGTGCAAATTACTTTGCTTATGGTGCAGATGGCCGGTGGGAGATTATTGCTGCAAAAACGTGTACACTGGTGAGTGGAAAGTCCTACACTCTTAAGGATATGTTACGTGGCAGGTTTGGCACAGAGTGGGCAATGAGTACTCACTCTGCGGGGGATGTTGTGGTATTATTGGACACGAACGACGTTGAAACAATACTTAGTGAGTCCAGTCAAATAGGACTCCCGTACCTGTATCGTGGAGTTACCTTAAACCGAGACATTGATAGCGACACCAACAGAACCTTTACTTATCGCGGCATCAACCTGAAGCCGCTGTCTCCTGTCTATGTTACTGGAGTCGGTAGCTTAGTTACCAATGACTGGACATTAAGCTGGATTCGCAGAACTAGAATTGGTGGAGAATGGAGAGACGGAGTAGATGCGGACTTAGGAGAAAGTCTGGAGAAGTATGAAGTAGACATCTTCTCTAATTCTTCATACACTACCGTTAAAAGGACCCTGACCGTTTATTCGCAGACGGCCACCTATACTAGCGCGCAGCAGGTCACGGACTTTGGTGCGAATCAGACCAACCTATATTTCAAAGTGTATCAAATATCCAGCATAGTTGGTAGGGGTGTGGGGGCCTCTGCTTCTGCCGTTATGACTGGCAACGACCAGTACTTTGCTAACGTGGTACTGTTGATGCCCATGACTGGTACAAACGGTGGTACTACCTTTACCGACCTGAAGGGACACTCTGTGACTGCAAATGGTAATGCGGTTACTAGTACAGCCCGCTATGTAGGTACATTAGGATCTTCCGCTTTGTTTGACGGAACCACGGACTACCTGAGCATACCCGCATCCTCAGAGTTTAACATGGGTACAGGGGACTTTTGCATTGAGGCTTGGGTATATATTGCCGCCAATTCTGCCGTGAACGGTTCAAGTGACAAGGCAGCGATTATCTTCAGCGCGGATTACAGTGGAACGGGCTATGTTGAGTTTATGCTAAATGGTAACGGGGCCAGTACTGGAGATGGCCTTACCGTGTGGAACGGTACAACAGGGCAAACACAACCCTGCACCATCTCTCAAGGTGCTTGGCACCACATAGCAGTGGCCAGGCAGTCTGGAGTAGCCACATTCTATGTGGATGGTACTGTGGTAGGTACTAAATCTTGGGCAGTGCAATATGGTAATGATTCGGCTGCTGTCAAGATAGGCGGTCGTATTTTGAGCAGTTGGAACAACTGCCTTAATGGTAACTTAGGTCCACTTAGAGTCACTAAGGGTGTAGCTCGATATACCTCTAACTTTACCCCAGTACAGGGTATGTATCCAACTTACTAGGAAATTAAAATGTCTGGTAGCACAACCAATCTTGATCTTATCTCACAATCTCAATCGTCTAAAGAGATTACCGCAAACGCTATGTTTGACGCTGCTTCTCCAGCTATGTTTGGAGGCCGCAGAGCATCAACCTGTACTGGTTTAACGTGGGGTTACTATGGCGGTTACTCACATAAAAGCGACGGGTCATTACTAGAAGTAGCAAATGGTACACTCACATTAGCCGCCAATTCAACAAATAGAGTGTATGTGAGAAACTCCGGCACTGTTGCCACTGTTACAGGATCAACTGCGGCGGCAGATGAGCAGTATATGCTCTATGGTGTTGTGACTGGCCCCTCATCAGTTGTATCTTACTCTGACAACAGAGCGTGCTTTAGTCCGCCCTGGTTCTCAGCAAGGGCCAGTATTGACGTTGCTTCTGCGGATGCCACATTAGTTGGGGCTACCAGGTGTTGCAAATACTTGACCATCACAGGTGCTCTGACGGTAAACAGAAACGTAATTACACCGACGGATGTTTGGCAGGGATATGTGTTTAACAACACCAGCGGCGCTTATACAGTGACTGTCAAAACATCTGGTGGAACAGGCGTGGTGGTGGGCCAGGGGAAACGCTGCATCTTATTAGCCGATGGCACGAACGTTGTCCGTATCACGGCAGATGTTTGATTATATACGAGCTAGATTACTAGAGAGTGTAGTATGAGCGTCGGTCAAGCTGCTGGTGGGGTAATAGGAGCTATAGCTGGTTCATTTCT